ACAGACAACATTGCTTAGATAATTTAGCAAAATTGCGCCAATCCTTAGATATTCGCGAGAAAGTTATTGAAATCTTCTCAGAAGAGCGTGAATTTGAGCCGAGTGATAATGTAGAAACTGAGCTTTATAACGGCTTCTTTAGCAGTGCCGATAAAAATAATATGGCTATTTTACGGGATTTACCAGCTGAGAAATTAGCTGGACATGGTTTAGCATTTGAAGATAAACGGATTCCTGAATTGTTGTTCCATTATCGTGCAAGACATTTCTACAAAACCCTAAATCGTGCTGAGCAAATAAAATGGCAAAAATATTGCCAACGTAAATTAGAACAAAGTGCGGTTAAATTTGAAGAAAGCTTACAGCAGTTAGCAGAGGAATATTCTGATAATCCAACCAAACTGAATTTACTGCAACAGGTTTATGAATACGGAGCAAAACTGTTATCTTAATCTTATACATATCGAGACATAGTCACACAAATGCCATTCATCAAAACGTAAATCCTAATCCCTGAGATTTACGTTTTTCTTTTTTAAATCTGATGATATTCACCTCATAAAATAACGCAGAATTCACGTAACGTTGTCATTATTTGATACATATAAACTTCTTTATTTTTTCCTTACATAACAAACTTTAGAGTGTATAAATCATTACTTCATCTTATTGCAAGGTGCTTTAGAGCCAGGTTTTGCATCGCTTAAGTGGTATTTACAACCTGTGTATAACTCTGTGATTTTATTAATGCGTAGCTTTTACTAACCTTGTAATTGATTTCGCATAATGATTTTCGGATTATGTTACAATTCGCAGCGCGGTATAATCGCCATTGGCACCGCGCAAGAATTTACACATAATCCGCCATTATGCGAAATTTTAAGTTATTGAATTTATGTCAAATATTACTATTCAACATATCACGCCAAGACATTTTTATGAGGCAGTGAAACTTCTCAAACAAACTGAGCATAATATAAGATTTAGCTATGATACGGTTGAAATTCGTTTTGTTTTTGACAGATTGGAAACTGCAGAACAGACTCAAGCAAGATTTGAGAAAATGGAACACTTGGGGGAGTTTTTAAAGGAACTGACAAATTCATCAGTTCCTATTGATTTAGACGAGTTTATTAAAAATTATCGTTATCAGCCTAGAAATAAGTTTTTTAATAATCGGTAACAAAAGAACCTGAGTTTTCGTGATAGATATCTAAAGCAGCTTTTGGAAAAGTCTCCTCATTTGACTTATTTTGCTCAAACCATTTACATACTACCTGTTCATTGTCTCTAACTAAGACTACCGTCATTAAAGGGCTGCCTGATTTGAGTTGAACTATTGTTCCTACTTTAATTTCTTCCATTTTTTCCTCCTATGGATATATATAGAGTAGCTATTTTATTCCAATTTTGGTTCCGATATATATGATGGCCAAAATTAGTATTATACCTGTTATTAAACTCATACTCTTTCCTTGGTTAATTTGGGCTTGAAAGGGTACAGAAGTTCGGGAGTTCTGTAACACCCGAACTTTACCGCAATATTCTGCGGTTAAATTGGTAATCTTCCTGTATTTTCTAACCAGTTTTTTAGAAGTTCATTACTATCTAGAATTGATTTTATATAGTCTTTATCCTCATAATTAGCCGTAGCTATCAAATAATTGTCTATAATTAACTTTAATTGTCTTTGATAACTATCTTCATCAGGATATAAATCATACGTTCTCATGCCGGAGATGCCAACATTAGAACTTATTAATTCAAAGTATTCTCTTGCCATTTTTCTAAAAAACAGCTCTTTTTCTTCATTGCATAGATTGTTAGGAATGGAAAAGAAAATATTTTGTTCGTGATGTAGTGCTTCAGGAATGGGGAAATCAAGAGTAATCTGAGATTCTTCAGGAACGAAGAAACCTTCTTCACCTAGTTTCTTAATTACAGTCTGATTGATTAACTCAATGTTTTTTTTACTAAGTTGTCTAGTATCGTAAGAGAGTCTGAAATATCTCATTTACTTTCCTTTTTGTTAGCAAAATTAATGTAATCATCATCTGTTACGTTATCTAATCCCTTCTTAATTAAAATCTTAAGAATTTCAGTATCTTTTATACTCATTTTGGTAAGCACAACAGCTTTTACATGTTCTTCTTGGACTTTTTTCCATGTTAGATCATCAATGTGTTTTGTCGGCATTTTGTGTTCCCTATTTCTACTTATGAAAAAATAATATCATTTCTTAGAAAAAAAGAAATTATTTTATTGATATCTAAGAAATGAGATTATTATAATTTAGTGAAATCTAATTTCTTAGAAAAAAAGTTTTTCTTTTTTGAGGGTTACTTTGTGAACTTATTTATTGACTGGTTAGAGATAGAGCAGGACTTTGGGGTAGAAATCCCTGAAGAGCTTTTACTCTCTATTTATGGTCAATATTTAATGGTTGTTACTGAAGGCGGTGAAATTCAAAAAAGTAGAGTCACAGGTAAATACCATCATAAAGGCAGCTATTGTGATGAGGTTAGTATTAAAATCTCGGGTTCTGTTATTCGTATGGCAGGAAATCCAAGTAGATGGGGTCGAGTAGAAAATGTTTTTGGTTTTGATACTGTAGATAGTTGCGTTTCCTGTTTTAATTCAATTCTTTCCTCTCTTAAATTACCAATCTTTACTCGTTGCACTGAAATTTTTTATCGCCAAGGCGAAGATGGCTCTAAGGTCTCAAAATTTTCTAATGGCGCAATCATTAAACGTTTAGATATTACGACCAATAAAGCTGTTGGTAAGGGTAATGAGCGTACATTTCTAAAAGCCTTATCGCAGATGCGTTATAGAAATTCTATTGGCAGACTTCATACAAATGGTTGCACCACGGATTGGCTTAGTGAAAAAGGAAATGCCAATTTAATTTATCCAAGCTGTTATATAAAACACGAAGAAATGCGAGTTCATTCTTATGACAAGATTAAGCGTAAATTTGGTGAAGAATCAAAAGAGTTTAGATATTACAGAAGTGTTTATGAGTATTGCAGAGAAAATGGGGTAGTCCGTTTTGAGCAAAAATTAAAATCAAGATATTTGCAGCGTGAAAATTTATGTTATTGGGGAATTAGTGATTTTTTAGTATTAGAAAACTTACAGAAGGAATTTACTGACATGTATAAAAAGCTAAATGTAAGTCAATATGATTTAGAAACCATTGCTGAACAATTAGTTTCTCAAGGGATTGTTGATACATTGAGAAAAGCAACAACTTCAGCATATTACGCAATGTTATGGGCTAGTGGCAAAGAGTTAGGCCTAAAATCTCGTCAATATGAAACTCATAGAGCAAGATTAAGAAAAATAGGTATTGATATTGCTAATCCTTGCGATGTTGAGAAATTCCAAGCGGTTAGAGTTATCGCCTGTGAAAATATTATGGTTCGTCCATTTAAAGCCCCTGATTTTTATCAATTTCCAAGTAACGCTCCTCAGTTACGTTTTGTTGTTTAATAAATAAGTCTTTTCATCATTAATTAGGAGAAATCAATTATGCGTACCGGATTTTATATTGTAGGTATCTTAAAAGGTTATAAATCTTCATCTTTCACTAATCGAGAGACTGGAGAAGTAAAAGATCGTCATAACATGGGGGTTCAATTACAAGAGCCTGATGGTTATGGCGGCTATAACACGTCAATTCAAGAAATTAAGATTGATGATCGTTCTATGAATGATGTGTTAAGAAATACGATTAATCGCTTAAAGGATAAAACGGTAATGGTGCTTGTTTATCCTCGTGAATGGGCTATGGAAAATGGCCGTAAAGGTATCACTTACAATTTTGATGAAAGTTCAATCATAGAAGAATTGAAATAATGCGTGAATTTATAGAAATGGTAGGAGCGAGTTTTATTGGTTGTAGTCTTGCTCTAACAATTTTTTATTTATTGGTATTTCATTTATGAGTAATGAAATCGAGATTACAACGAAGTTATGCCAATCTCAATCAGGTATTAGTTGTAATGAAGTGGTTTTGAAAATACCACAGACAGAGGCCGTCAAACTTCAATCTGTGGCATTTTCAGGTAATGAAAATCAAAACTTTTCGGCACAGGATTTCATTCATCATGTCGATAGTTTTGGCTTTTCATTTGGTCTGGTGCTTATTTTTTATTTGATAGCTAAATCTGTTGGTTCAGTTTTAGCTATTTTTAGATAAGCACTTTATTCTAACTCAGTACAAGGAGTTTAAAATGTCAAATTTAAAAAAATATCTTGTTTCAGCAGTTGTTTTAGGTTCTTCAGTTAGTGCTTTTGCTCAAGGTGAAGCAGCTCAAAAGGTACAAATTGATGTGTCTAGCATGCTCAATCAAGTGGACTTTTCTACAGTGATTGCTGGTATCGTTGCTGCCGGTGGCATTTTGATTGGTCCTCGAATTGCTAAAATGGGAGTTCGATTTATTTTGGGTTTATTTGGCCGCTAGGGAAAAAGGAGGGAATCCCTCCTTTTTTATTTATTAATTAATGATAAAGGGCTAGGTAATGTTTTTATGGGATTTAATGTACTTTTTTCTTGGAATAGTTTGCGGATTGGTCGTAGTGCTTGGTTTGAACAATTTTTAGTAGTTGTATTTTTTGCTTTTTTTTGTGGTTTGTCATTTTCTGCGGATAGACCGTTTACTACTGAAAATAAAACTAAGGTAATTGTTAAAGACTTACTTGAGAGATCTTATAACAGGACATACAACTTACCTGCAGTTATTCCTAATTCTGGCGCATCTACAATGCAAGAAGTACGTAGAGCAAATGTTTTACGTAGTATTGCTAAAAAAGCGACTAGAGCATCAGGAGCTTTATATTCTAAACATCCTATTACGGGTTTAGCGGTTACTTTTGGTTTGGGATATTTTACTGACCAGTTGATTGATAGTGCTTTTCAGAAATTTACTTCTGCCTCTCAAGATTCATTAGGTTTTTATGTGATGGCGCAAGATCCTAAAACAGGTATGTTAGAGAAGGTTTATTTAGAGGAAGAGCCATCTTTATTTAATCCGGTGTTTGTAAATCTTCAAGATAATATGGTTTTTACTTATGAAGATGCTTATGGTTCTTGTCAAACATCTTCTCATGATGAAACGCTTAACTGTGCGATAAATAAAGGTTTTGAAGAAGAGGCTAAGCGTGCGCCATTAAATTCAACATTCAGTGATTTTAAAGTAGTTTCTAAAGAAAAAAGCCCTATTTATTCTGATGGTTTTGTAGTTAATTTTTCCTTTAAACAATGTATTAAAGGTTCAAGTGAGTGTTATATACAAAGAGATTTATTTACTGTTAGGGTTATTAAGCAAAATAAAAGAGCCGCCTCTAAAAAACCTCAAGTCCTTTGGGGGACTCAAGTCGTTCCAGAGAATAAAGTTATCTTAAAGGATGATGCACAAATTTCTAGTTTTGCAAAAAATGCGGTTTCATTAAATAGTGATGAATTCACCGATGAAGAAAGAAAAGTGATCTCTAATATTCAGCCGAGTGATGTTAGAAAATATTTTACAGACCCATCTTTAAAAGCTAAAGATTTAATTGGTTTTAGATATTCTGATGATATGTTTGATGATGTTAGCAAGCCAAATAGCTCTAGTAACACTAAACCAAAAGAAGATAAAAAACAGTCTGAATCAATATCAACTTCTACATCAACATCAGGACAAATTGACCTATCAGCTCCAAATGTTGATATGCCAGAAGTTAATCCTCCTACAGCACTTCAAATACTTGAGCCTTTTAATGATTTTTTCCCTTCTTTAAAAGATTTTAAGATTTCAGAAAGAGAAATTCAGTGTCCAGTTTGGAGTGGTCGCATTCCATATTTAGAGGCAAATGTAACTTTAGATGGCCATTGTGATTATGTAGAAAGGAATAAAAGCATCATTTCATCTTTGATGTTATTGATTTGGGGGATTATTTCTTTGAGAGTTTTATTGAGCGCTTAAGGAGGGATATTTTATGTATGGAGTTATATTTGCAGCACTATCTTCTTTAATGCAATTTTTGATTAGGGGAGTGCTTGCAAAATTTTTTGTATTTTTTGCTTTATTTTACATTACGACTGAGTTTATTCCTGTGGTTATAGAATTGTTTTTACCAAAGGATATTCCAAATATAAAGGACTTATTTAATGCTTTGCCTAACTCAATTCTTTATTTCTTGTACGTTCTTAAGGTTCCGACAGGTATAAGCCTTTTAATTTCTGCTTTGTTGTCTCGTTTTATCATTCGCAGACTTCCTGTTATTGGATAAGGCGGTATTCATGGCTATTTCTGCTTATGTTGGATTACCCGGGCATGGAAAATCTTATGAGGTGGTTAAATCTGTCATTATTCCTGCTATATCATCGGGGCGTAGAGTTGTATCTAATATTTATGGTTTAAACAAGCAATTAATAGAAGAGTATTGCTTATCGAAAGATAAAAAATTATCTCAAGAAAATTTAGGTGAATTAGTGGTTGTAGATAATGATGCTTGTTTAGATGCGGATTTTTATCCTTATAAAAACGCAATAGACAATAACATTGAAACCTTCTGTAAAGCAGGGGATTTGATCATTATTGATGAGGCTTGGAGATTCTTTCCAAAGAAAGAAAAAATCAACGATAACCACTTTTCATTTTTGTCTGAACATCGTCATTTTACAGATAAAAACGGCATTTCTTGTGATTTTGTTATTCTTAATCAAGATTTAACTAATCTACAGCGTGAATTGGTAGAGCGGATTGAAACCACATTTAAGATGACAAAATTGGTTGCCGCAGGATTAAAAAGTCGTTATCGGGTTGATGTATTTTCTGGCAATAAATGTTGGAAAACAGCAAAGACCGTTAGTTATCAAGAAAAATATGACAAATCAGTTTTCCCACTTTATAAGAGCTATGAAACTGATAATGGTAGAGAATTAGTTACAGATAAACGTCAAAATGCGCTAAGTAAATCGAGTATTAAATATATCGCTTTCATAGCGTTACTTGTTTTTGGGTTTTCATTTTATAAGTTGTTTACTTTTTTTAATCCAAAACAAGATACCGCTCAAGAAACAACACAAGAGCAGTCCATAGAATCAATACCAGAAAATCAGGCTACTTTTATTGAAGAACAGAATAATTTTGTTCAATCACAAGCTGCACCTTTATCAACTCAATGGCGCATAACAGGGGAGTTACAGAAGTCTGGAAAAAGTTTTGTGATTTTAGCGGATAACCAAGGAAATTTACGTTTAGAACCTCGTTCAAGCTTTAATTTTACAGGTCGGATGCTAGAGGGGATTATTGATAATCAACGAGTAAATTATTATTCAGGAGTAAAACAATGAGATTACAACGTAACATTTTATTTTTCTTATTTATGTTTGTTTTTGGTTATGCTCAAGCGAAAAATATTAATTTCAAATTGGAGGCTGTGCCATTACCTAAAGCTGTAGGAATGATTTATGACGAAGTTTTAGAAAAGCCTTATATGTTAGATCCCAAACTGGCCGCAGATACACGTTTGATTAGCTTTCATACAACTGAAAATCAAGATTTTGGCCAATTTATTACACGATATTTTGAAAATATGAATATCAAGGTTTATGAGAAAGGCGGGGTTGTCTATCTCGCTCATGTTGAGCCTAAGCCCGTAAAAATTATCAAGAAAAGCTTTGTTTATAATCCTATTCATCGTGATACAGAATATTTAGCCCAATTTCTTCAAGGGGAAGGTCAAGTATCAGCAAGCGGTGATAAGCTTGTTTATTATGGAACAGTTGAAGATATTTCAAGAATTAAATCTGTTTTACAGTCTGTTGATACGCCAAGCCGTGAAGTTGTTGTGACAGGCTATGTTTTTGAAGTGCAAGATGTAGCAAAAGAAGGAAGTGGAATTAATCTTTTGGCAAAATTACTTTCAGGAAAGCTAGGCATTAATATTGGATATAAGCAAAATTACGAGAACTTTATTACGGTTAATGCCGGTAATCTAGATGCAATGATTGAGTTATTTCGTACCGATGAGCGTTTTCAGGTCGTTAGCAGTCCTACTTTGCGTGTAAAATCAGGCTCAAAGGGTAATTTTTCGGTAGGTTCTGATGTTCCTGTATTGTCTAACGTGACTTATCAAGATGGCCGCCCAGTTCAGTCTATTGAATATCGATCTTCTGGTGTGATTTTTGATATTCAACCAACTATAAAAAGCAATGCGATTGATTTAAAAATCAATCAGCAGCTCTCTAATTTTGTGAAAACTGATACTGGAGTAAATCAGTCTCCAACACTGATTAAACGTGACATAGTAACTGATGTAACGGTTAAAAGCGGTGATGTGATTGTTTTAGGTGGGTTAGCTGAAAATAAAATTACAGAAGGTGAAACTGGCTTTTCTTTCTTGCCTAAAGGTATTTTAACAGGGAAGTCTAAATCTAATACAAAAACTGATATAGTTATCTTGTTACAAGTGAAGATGATTTAAAAGTAAAAGCCGCAAAGGGTAAAGGCGTTACACGCCTGCGCTTTGTGGCTTTTACGATATAACTTAACTATAGAAGAATTGATATGTCAGAATCAGTGATGAAGAAATAGCTTTCCTGATAAATTGGGGTGTCGGGGGAAAATGCAGTGCATTTTCTCCTGACGTAAGGGGCAGCGGCTGCAGCCCCGTAAACCCTGCTCAATGTGTTTTGAAAAAATGAATATGTTGCGCGTTCCATTCTTAAAAAAATCATAAAATTAAAATCGCCCCTGTTAAAAATTTATTATTTAAAACATCCTCAAAAAGTTAATGTGAAACGTTCAAAAGGCTTTGCATTTTCTTTACATTTCTATTGTATAGTTCAATAACTTTTAAAAAACTCATGTTACAGTGCATGAAATTTCCATATTTTGTATTGGCTAAGCAGTATTCGTGACCTGTGTATAACTCTGTGATCTCATTAATACGTAGTTTTCACTAACCTTGTAATTGATTTCGCATAATGTATATTATGTTAAATTAAATGTGTGAATATGTCACAAATCAAAACAGATACTATCCCACTTTTATACACTGGTTAAAATAAGGTGATTTTGGGTTGTGGATATAAAAGAAATAAATGGATGTCTTTGCAATGGAATAATTAGAATTAGTATGAAATTTGTAGATAACGCTATGTGAATTCTGAATACAATTGCGTACATCAATTCTGCAGATTTCATTATTCTTGATCTGATAATGAGAATTTATTTTACACATATCACCTAAATGAGAATAATTAACATTGATTTCTCTTTTGTTATTAGTGACTTATAGAAATAATTTTAAAAAAAATACTTGACTATTCTCATTTGTGAGATTAGAATGCACACCGATGACAAGTTAAGCAGTCTTGTTTTTATTTTTAATCTCTACTTAATAAGGAAAGGAGTTGGTTTATGCTTAATAAAGCAATCGCAGATAAGTT